AGTTAGTGGAGCTAGGAACAATCGTAATTGAAGTAATCGCTGCGGTGTTAGACCAAAGAGCAGCAAAAATTGCTTGCCTCGCATCTGTGGCGTTGTTCTCTCTTATAGCGTCTATTGACATTGACTTGAAAGCTGAAGAAGTGTAATTAGGAAAATAGACCGAGTTATTAGAAAAAGTTGAAGCCGTATCGGTAGACACGCAATTCTCTACATAGGCACTTGTTTCGGTGCTAGAAAGAGCGTTTACCCCATTACCACGCACTCGTCTACCAGACAAGTTCGATGATGAGCCATTAGGTCTAATAAAACAATCTGGCCCAGCCCCAGTAGTTCTGCTGGAAACAGTTAGGTAGAGGTCAGTCCCATCTTGAGGGATAGAGGTGAACTCTACTGAGGCAACTGCTGTGCCTACAGTTTTAGATTCTATAAGTTTCATTAGGCGATTACTCCGTAAAGGTTTATTGTGGTTCCGACAGCCCAAGTTGTCGAAATAGCTTCCACAGAAATACTTGTGATTGCTGCCGTATTCGCCCAACGAAAAGTTTGAGCGGCAACATTGTCCGCAGGAATGTTTGAGCGTATTACTGCTGTTTTGTGTTTGTCGGTGGCTGAGTAATCCATAATGTGTGCAACAGCGTTTAGAGTAAGCGAAGAATCTCCAGTTGTCAGAAGACCATAACTTCTTGTATCGCTTGATGAAGATGTGGAAAATAGTCGAACAAATGAGTAGTTGTTGCCTGAATCGGAATTGAATCTAAGTCCTGTAAACTGGTTTACAGATGCGTTGCCGTTTATAACTAGAATGATGTCCCGATAGGAGCTGGGGATTGAAGAAAACGACACAGTTGAAGTGGCAGAGGCTAGAGTCACAGTAGCTAGAGGTGTATAAGTAGGTGTCGGCATTGTTATCCCTTTATTCCGTAGATTGAAAAACGGCTAGTTGCGTTTAGGCTAGAGCCGATTGCTGGAAAAAGAGTAATAGAAGAAATTGCTGCTGTATTTCTCCAAAGACCGCTACCAAGACCAACTAAGTTTCCACCCGGAGTTCCAAAAGCAACTTTTAGAGTTGTGTTTTTAGTACTTGAGTAAGGGTCAAGAAAATCAAATACAACTCCTGAAAAAGCATTAGCAGCGTTATTTGCAGCAGCGACAAAGTTTGAGTAGATGTAGGTGTAAGGGCCACCAGCAAATGTTTCTCCGCTTGCTACTGTGCTGCCATTCCCATAAAGGTAATGACCGCCATAGTTGCTTCCAGTATCACCATTGAACCTAACCGCCAAGATGTCCTCGTTAGCACCTCGGTTGGTTCTTACAGTTGCTCTAATCTGAAGGTGCTTATAGCTAGCGGCATAACTGCTGACATCAAAAACAACTGAGGACTGAGCTGTGCCAAGAATTGTCGTTGAGATTAGCTCGTAATCAGACCCAGCGACTCCACCAGCCCCAGCAGCACTAAAAATACCTAACGCTGAGAGAGTCATTAGACGGCTGTGGCGTTTCCGATAACGCGGTAAGAGTTAGTACCTACACAGACGACAGAAACGGCGTCGTATCTTTGACCGATCCGGTAGGCAGTTCCAGCGGTTCCACGTCCGGCGAGAGTAGTAGCGGTTCCGTCGCGGGTAATGGTCACGGTTCCAGCTCCGTCTTGCATAATGTCGATTCTTTCGCCCGGCTGGAAAGCGGTAGCGGTTCCGATCGTCACGGTCACGGCGGATCCAGCGGTAAAGACTAGGGTTTCGTATCGGTCTGCTGGAAGTACGGTATAGCTAACGGCGGTAGACGAAGCGAAGACGGCTTCGTTCGATAGGTAAAGGTTTACGTCTGCTGCTGTGAGGACGTCACCAGCGGTAAAGACTTTTCTTGGCATTGGATTCCTTTGTTCTTTCTTTAGTTTATCAGTAGCTTAGGCGGTCGTTGTCAAGCTCTCCGAGAAGTGGAGAATCTAGTACGAAGACTCCGAAGTTTAGGGTTTCTAGTGCGAAGGTAGTGCGCTTTACCTGTGGTTCCCAGTTGTGCGAAATTCCAATAATACGGCAAGGTAGCTCGATCGCCGGGGGAACCTGCGACGGCGTAAAGTGAACTTGGACTATATCGCCAATTTCTAGATCTAGAACCGCTTCGGTCTGGGTACTATCTAACTTATCCAAAACGACCGTGACGGCTTGGAAGCGATAAAGCGGTCTATCGTAAGTGACCAGTAGGGCTTGCGCTAGGTCTTCTAAGTCCGCCGGATCTTGGTTTAGAAGGTTCGTATTGGAATAGGTTCTAACTCCATAGAGTCCAGTTGCCGCTTCGTTCTCGATTACTACTTCTTCCGGAATAGCATCTGTATTTGCCAAGCTAATACGGGTATACAGGTTTTCCGAACCGTAGATTGACCGAACGTTAGAGAATAGAACCTTGGTAGTAGCGGAAGGCGTAGTATCGTCCGAGAAGATTAGGTCGGGCGTAGTAGTCGCGCTATTTCTTTCCTTGAAGATTAGGTCGCCGTCTTTAGAGATAAAGAGGTTTCCGAATTCGGAAGTGGATACGCGCTGAAGGTACTCTAGGGCCGATACACCGCTAACGGTCGAATCTAGTAGAAGGGTCTTTCCTTCTTCTACGTCGCGTAGCTCTTCGGGCCAGTTTACTTCGGGAAGATCTAGAACGCGGTTTACACGTGCGCCAGAAAGTTCGCTAGGTGGGTCTAGTTCGTCGATAGGCGCGTTAGCTAAAGCTCCGAAGGCGTCCGCTATGTCAATCTGGACAGTAGCACGGTTGCCGGGTAGGTACTCTAGATCGAAGTCTTCGACGTAGCCGTAAAATACCGGGTTATCGTTAGCCAAAATTCTTATCTGACGGCGTGGTACTAGCTGACCATAGTAAAGACCAGCTTCATAGAGAGGGTCAAATAGACGGTCGTTATTATCTAGTACAACGCTAGAGATACCCGCGTCGATACGGTCTAGGGCTTCGCTCTTTCCACGCCTTACCGAAACGCTTTGTACGCGGGAAGAAATGTCATAGAAAAGCTCCCCGGCCAGAATGTAAGTGGTATTGTCTAGGACTCCCCTAACCGGATCGTCCAGCTTGAATCCGGTCGGAGTATTAGCACCTAAGTCAAAACCGATTTCGACCTTCGGGCTAATCATTATGCGCCCTGCCAGACCGCGCCGGAAGTACGTTCGTAAGCTCTTACGGCGTCTACTACGGCCTTACCGATAGCAGCTGAAGAGTCTAGTCCGCCTTCTATGTTTATGTTGATAATCTGCTGTTGTGTGCTAGTTCCGAACTGGGCTTGGGTTCCGGTCATACCGATTTCCCCGGCTAGATTACCTAGCTCCGAGTAGCCCTTGTTGATAGCGGTTAGTCCACCTACTCCACCCGAAACTAAGTTAGCTGCTAGTTTCGCTCCAGCGATAGGCCCGGCGTTGATAACCTGCTGAAGAAGTTTAGGATCTAGGCCCATAGAAGAGAGCTTTGTAATGTTTCCGGAAAAGGCTTTTACGCGGGCTAGGAGCTTATCCATATTCCGGATAATAGAATCCGTAGATCCGCCTAGCTCCGGAAGGCTAAATGCTCCAAGGATAGATTCCTTGATGTTGCTAAAGGTCGAAGTAATCGAGTTAGCGAATGATTCGTAGACCCTTTTCTTTTCCGCAAGGATAGCTGCTTCTCTTGCTGCTTGCTCGGCTGCTGCTTGCGCTGCTGCTGCTGCGGCTTGCGCTGCTTGGGCTGCCGCTTCTTGTGCTGCTGCTGCTGCTGCTGCCTGCCCCGCTGCTGACCCTTGATACCTTTTAGTCAGATTAGTAATTGCGGTAGAACCATTTTTAGTGACGCGTTTTAGAGCGTCGCTAACTACGTCTAAACCGCTAGAAGCTAGATTTGCTGCTACGTCTTTACCAAGACCTAAGCCAATAAGTTTAGTTTCTTTCTTACTTATCTTTAGTTCATCTTTAGCGGTAGCAGTCCACGCCTTTAGACCAGTCGGATCTTTAGCCCCCGCAACCGCTTTCGGTAAGTCGGGGATAACACTTGCTAAAGCGTCGGATCCCTGAATTGGTTGGCCTGTACGTACGTTGTACGCGTAGTCGTCCATAACGGAAGTACGTCCCGGCTTCGGGATCGAAGCGACGGTATTAGCGTAGTTTTGTGCTGCGCTAGCTGCGATACCGTACTTACCTGCGGCCCATTCCGCTTCCGCTCCAGACTTACGAATTGCTTCGCCGTATCCGCCGATTTGTGGACGTCCGTTTGTGGCTGTATTGCTAACGTTCATCATAGCTTCAATGACGAAACCAAGCGCAACTACAAGCGCACCGACTCCTGTGGTAATAAGCGCGGTTCTAAAAAGCTTTACCGCTCCAGTAGCTAAACCGATTTTTCCAGCGGTGACGGTAAATGTATTTCCAAGAATAAACATTCCTGCGTTGATAAGACCAGTAGTGACCTTTATAACGTTGAAGGCGGTATTTAGCGTATAGATCGCTATAACTACTTTAGAAATAGTTTCTATGTTTTGGATAAAGAAGGTAAGCAAATTCATCAAGGAAGTTAGCGTGGACTTCCAATCAACAGACTCTACGGCTGTTTTTAGTTTGCCACCAAATTCGGTAATTAGTTCGCGCAGAGTTGGAAGAACCGCTTGTAAAGCTGGAAGAAGAGCTTGACCGATTTCTGCTTGGGTATCTGTAAGCTGCGCTTTGAGAATTCGCATACCGTTAGCAAGGCCGTCGGAAGTATTAGCAAAGTCCCCGGCGGTTTGATTAGTCGATTGTAGAAGTAGACCATAGCGGGCTTGGACTTTTTCCGTTTCGGTTAGTTCTCTACCAAGTTCGCCGATCCCGTTAGCTGCTGCGTATGCCTTGACTTCGGAGTCGAGAAGGTTGATACCAAAACGTTTTAGCGGTTCCGCTTCTCCGGCTAGACCAGACTGGAATACGCGCAACGCTTCGGATACGTCGATATTGAAAACCGAAGCGAAGTCTGCCGCTCTAGTTGTAATTTCTTTTATAAAACCGGAAGCGTCCCCGCCCGCGCCAACAATTCTTTCAGCGAAAGCAGAGAATCGGACGGCTGCGTTATTGAACTCTACGGCAGATACACCAAGGGTTGTAGAAGCGGTTTTACCAAAATCTATGATTCCCTTAGCAGATTTACCGAAAGATACGTTTACGGCATTTATAGATTCGCCTAGATCCGAAGCTACCTTTACGCTTTTACCCAGACCTACGGATACCGCACCGAAAGCAGCTCCGGCAATAGTAAAGTTTCTTCCTAGTGCTTGGAAGCTACCCCGAACTTTATTTAGCTGGTACTGTGCCTGCTTTAGACCCTTCGAATCGAAGACGGTAATAATCGGTATTCTGACGGCCATTATTTAGTCCTTAGCTTTACATTTACAAGTGTGGAATATCTGTCGATAATCGCAACAACGGCTTTTTGGATTCCGTCTTTACGTTCTTCGAATCCTTTCCAAGCAAATCTAGAAGGGCTAGCGGGTAGCCTACTTTTCATACCTTCGGCCCGGGCAGAATTACCACGTTTACCCCTACCGACCATATCTATAATTTCGAATCCAACGCCGTCCGCGGGTGGAGCGGTGACGATCGTGACTAAAGAACGTTCCCCAGTTCTTCCCAGTCTTACGCTTGGTTTGAAGCTAGGTTTTACGGTCGCGCCTTTATAGCTGGTTCTTCCGTTGTGGATCATACCGCCGTAGCCGTCCCGGTTTCCTTGTAATGGGGATACTGGCGGAATACGGCTTCGAATACCGGACATAGTTTCATTTAGTCCCGGTTCGTTTTTGATTTCCGCAGACATCTTAGTAAGCAGTTCTGGTTCGAGCTTTTTTAGAAGCCTGACGGTATCTTCGATACCTTCAATATCTACCTTGTATTCCACTCTTCACCTCTTATCTATTGTACCGAAGCGGAAATAGGGAAGCCCCTGCGTTAGCAAGGGCTTCACCTACCGCGGAAGGTTCTTGGCGACTAGCCACCTGCCCATAGTCCATAACATTCGATCCGATTGCTCCAGTAAAACATTTGGAGGAATTCCGGACTCGACCGCTAGGGAAGCTATGAACCAATGAGCGGACTTATCGCCCAGTCCAACTATTCTTGAACTTTTGGGTCTTCAGTTGTTCCAATCGAATCTACTAGCTCTAGCCACGCTTCGTAATCGGAGTCTGTTTGCTTTCTGCGCTTTTCTGAATGCCAAGCAAGGTAAAGCAACCAGCCTATTCTTGGATCGTCTAGCTTTGCGATTGAAACGTTGAACTTGTCTTCGAACGCCACCATATCGGCGGCAGATACTAAGACGTCCTTATGGGTTCCGTCTGCGAACTCAATTCGTAGGGTAAGTTTCATTCTTTAGCCTTAGCTTGCTACGGTCGAAGAAGTGACTGATCCTGATGTTGGGAATGACACCGAGAAGGTTGCCAAGTCACCAACGGCCCCGGCGACTGGAGACACGCTGTTTACAAGCACGTTCGCTGTCCACTGTGGGTTAGTAGCTGATACTGCGGTTCCATTTGGAATCAAGACTACGGTAGCGATTGTTCCTAGAAGTGGGTTTAGAGTTGTGTTTACTCCGCCTGCTCCGTAATCGTTGTGGAAGTCTAGTGTGACGGTGCCTGACTTTAGACCACCGATAACTTCAGTCCAGCCGGAGCCTCCGAAGTCGGTCACGTCTACGTCAGCTGCGGTTAGTTCAAGAGTGGCAGAAGCGACGCTGCTTGACAGGTCGGTTCCGTTGATCTTGACAACGGTAGCGGTGACTACGTATTTTGCCATTTGTTATTTCTCCTATTTTTTCCTAGCGGTTTTATTGTGCGTAAACTACGACGTTGAATTCGGCAGCTAGGTAGGTAATCTCGCCAATTACAAGGGAGCCGTAATTTCTCATATCAGTCACTCGAAGGGAATCACATTTCCCGCCAAGTGTCTTATCTGATTCTACCGCAAGCTTGACGGAAGAAGCTCCCGTAGAACTTACGTAAGAATCGAGAAGTCTTTGCGCGCTACGCTCTCCGACGCGACCGACGATAACGGTAATAACGAAGTTGTATTCGTCTAGACCACGCTGGAAAGTACGGTCAAAGTTTACATTCTGGACGTTTACAATAGCGATAGGCGGGCTGATCGTATCGGGCGTTTCGGTGGTAGTTCTAAGCCCGGAGATAGTACCTAGCCGGGTAGCTAGTCCAGCCCGAAGGTCGGTAATCGAAGCCACTAGGCGAACCTAACTTTACGGTATACGTCGATTAGGTGCTTTACGTCGGGATCGAGCTGGACACCGACACGAACGGCACCCATTTCGCCGAAGCCCGCAATTCCAAGTGGACTATCATTTCTTTTGAAGATTCGAGCTGCTTGGATTACGGTAGCTTGCTTTACTGCCACAGGAACCGCTGACCAGCCCCAGACGCCCGTAATTCTTACGGTTGCCTCTCCGTCTAGCACGTTGAATAAAAAGTCGTCTACGGCCCGTATACGGGTGCTGGGATGTCCTGTAAGACCGTCTACTACCCCGTTTAGCGGTTCTAGCTGATAATCCTTAGCTGCCCAAGTAGTTCCGAAGTCGTCGCCGTCGGAAGTCTGGAGAGTAGTAAGGGTAATAAGATCGTCGGTTTCGGTTAGGTAAGAATCTTGGGGAGCGAATAACCGGGTCGCGGTTCCAGCGTTGTAGAAATAGCGTTGCGTGTAGCTATCTACCATTCTCGAAGCTGATTCGACTGCTAGTTCTAGAAGAGTATCGTCTACGTTATCCGTAATGCGAGCGGAAGCCTTAACTTCTGCGAGAGTACAATAACCGTTCGTAATGGCCATAGATTTTCCTTTGTTCTCTTCTATTCTACTGCGAAGGTATCCCGGAGAATCGGAAGCCAATACTTAGACCAGACCTTATCCACGTCGAAGTCAGAAGCAAAGTCGATAGCCGTTTGCGATCGTCCTTTGCCCAGCTTATAAGCTTCTTCGAGCGCGGCAACGATAGAAGGCACGTTAGGGATTTGCCACCACGCGTCTTGCCCGCTGTCCCATTGTGGCTGTCCCCCGACTAGGAAAGAGTCTTCGGAAACTAGATCCTGTGTAGCTGCCCAGTTAGATCCGATAACTCGGGTTCCGCAAGCTTGGGCTTCGATAGTAGGGATTCCAAAACCTTCACCGTAGGAAGTGGCAAGTAGAACGTCCATTCCCGTATAGTAGCCCGCTAGGGTTTCCTGCTTTATTCCGTATTTATAGCTAACGGAGTTCGGAAAGGCTACGTCGTCCTTCTCGATTCCTAAAGCTTGTAGAAGACTTAGAAGGTTCCACCCGATACCGTTAGCCATTGGGTCTGTGTGGAGATAAAGCATAGCGTCCGGGTGCTTCTTCTTGAAGATCGAGAACGCAAGTAAGTTTTCCGAGAATGCTTTGCGGTGAACTAGACCGGAGCTTTTATTAGCTGCAACCATTCCGACTACGTAGCGGTCTTTAGTTCCCATATGTTCTTCTACGGTCTGGCCCTCGATCTCGAACGTAGGCTTGATAGTTTTAGTATCTATACCGTGGGGAGCGTATCGGCAAGCTATTCCCTTTTCTTCCATTTGCCTAACGCCGTGCGGTGCCATAGCTACCGGGGTGACGTTTTCTTTTCTTAGGAAGGTTTCGACTCTAGGCGGTAGGGTCACGTGGTCTAGGGGAACCCAACTAAGGATAGGGAAAGTATCGAAGAGCTTAGAAGTAAGAACCCATACGTCATAAAGGGTTATCATTGCGTCTTTTTGATTTCGTCCAGCTGCGAAAGTTTTGTGATCGACTGGCGCGGTGTCGTTTGAGTATAGATCCATTCCGCGGGCGAAGTGTGGGATCTTGCCGTAAGGCGTTTCTAGTTCGCGCTTGATTCCTTCTAGACCATAGTTAGAAAGAGCAGCGACGTCGAAGCCGTGACGCTTTAGACGATCGACTAAGTAGCGAGCTTGCTGCCCGTAGCCCGTAGGTTGGTCAGGAGAATTTGAGTAAAGGGAAACCGTTCCCTTGAACTGTTCACGGTTAGCAGGGTTCTTAGATTTTGTAGGGTTCATAGAAAAACAGTAGCAGAAAATTTAGACAAAAGGAAAGGTCGCCGAAACCCTACCGTCCGGCGACCTCTCCAGCTTTTGATAGCTAGGGTTTAGCTAGCTCCACCCTTGAACTTTACAAAGTGGCTTGCGTGTGTCAATTTTCCATCAACTCTAGCGGTGACTCTAAATGTAGTCACATCTTCGTTGAACGCATAGTCAGCCGACTGGGCAACCTGAATACCACCAGCAAGGCGAGCCTTGTATGAAGGTAGGTGGCCTACACCGATCGAGAATGCTCCGGTAGCAACGGCAGGTGCCGCTGGGTTTTCGTAGACTGGGTAGCCTAGCAACTGGTCAGGCTGTCCCGGTACTAGGGAACCAGTCCAGATGTAGTTGCCTGCGCCGTCCTTGATCTTACGAACTGCTGCTAGACCAGACTTAGACATCAACCAGCCGACACCCGGCAAGATTCTTGCCTGTCCGTCTAGTGTGTAAAGAAGGTCTACTAGGTTCTCGTAAGTTGGAGCACCAGATACACCGGTTCCACCTGTGACGGCAGAAGCTCCGGTTGTGAAGATACCAGTAGGCTCAACAGTTCCGGTTCCGGTAGTTAGTCCGGTGTTGATTCCGAAACCAATAGCGTTTCCAGCCTGCTCTGCGATTAGCGCAGAAATGTCAAAACCAGCATCAGTTAGAAGCTCATTAGCAACTGGTACTAGGAAGCTGTACTTGAATGCTGATAGAGCGATCGAGCTGAATGTAGGCTCTGAATCTGAAATAGCTGAACCAGCACCCTTGATAGTTGCGGTTGAGTATGCGGTCAGGGTTGGAATGGTTAGCTGCTCACCAGAAGCGGTGTTGATAACCTGTGCAACCTGCAGCATTGGGCCAGCCTGACGAGCAACACTGAAAACCTCGTCATAGAAAGACTTAGGCACGGTGTTGTCGGAAGGTACTAGAGTTCTCTGCTCTGAACCGAATGTGTGTGAACGCATTTCGCCAGAAGCGATTGCGCGTAGGATGTCGTTGTCCTTACGTACTTCGTTAGAAGGTACGAATGACTCACGAGCAGCGTCTACTGCGCGCTCTTCGCGCTCTGCTAGCTTCTTTGCGGTGTCAATGGCAGCGTCGCGCTGACCAATTTCTGTTTCGATACGGTCGATTTTCTGCTGGTCTTCAGCAGTTAGCCCACGCTTCTCCGCTTCGGCTGACTCGATTACTGTACGAGCCTGCTCGATTAGGTTGTTGCGAGCCTCAACCTGCGACTTTAGGAAGTCTGACATAGTTGTTTCTCCTTAGTTGGTTTATTTTATTTTCTGCCGAGCTAACTCCGAGCAGTAGCAACGGGGAGCTGACTCGACCCATTACTTCTATTGTAGTGTCCCAGATAAAGAGCAACGCCCGCCGGAAAGGAATACGGCGGGCGTTGCGGTCGGGAGAAAGGGGAAACCCCGACGATACCCTTAGCGGGTTTCTTTAGCTTCGACGACGCGAACTTCTTTAGGCTTGACTTCGTTATCAAGCTCCCAGACTGCCTGCGCCCAAGCGTCTACGTTATCACGAACGATACCCGAATCTGGGTTGCCTGACGCCTTTAGGATTGCGTCTTTGATTGCTTCTTTAGTCGCCATTTATAGCCTCTTCATTAGTAGTTCGAGCTTCATCTTCTTCAATTCTAGTGCGGTAAGCTCTTCGGAATTCTCTTCTTCCATAGCTTCTTCCTGCGGTGTTAGTCGCTGGATTACCTTAGTTAGAAGTTCGGATTGCTCTTTAGATAGATCCTTACCGTCTTCGATAGTAAGCATAGCGTCGGCTAGCTGGTCAGCGTCCACCTCTGCGCGCTTTGCTACCCCGTCGAAGGATCGAACCGAAGCGGTTCCAGCGGTCGAAGTATATGCCGGGAAAGCTACAATACTTACTTCGTGAATCCTTACGCTTCTAAGGGTTCTTTCGGTTCCGTCGGTGTTCCAAGTATCGCCGTTAGCTGGTACGGAGAATCCGAAAGACATAGCATTTACGTCGCCACGCTGAACTAAAGTCCTAACGTCTTTTCCGAGAGAAGTTTCAGGTAGCACGGCGGTCACTCTTAGACCGTAGTTATCCTCTTCGAGCTTTAGGGTTCCCGCGCGGGTAGATCCTAGAACGCTTCCGGTATCGTGGTTCCATAGAAGCTTGATATCGTTGCGAGCGCGTAGTGAACGCTTGAACGCTCCCGGCGCAATTCTTTCGATAAACGGAAGTGGTTCGCTTGGGCTATTGAAGACTGCGGCGTATCCGGTAAAGGTCATACCGTCGCCACCTTCTACGGCTCTTAGTTCGAACTGGACTTCGTTAGTTCGCTTTTCTATCTTTGCCATTTGCTCGCTCTCTTGGGAAATACTGGCGCGGTTTTCTTCCTCTAGTCTAGCAACCACGCCTTCAGCATACTTCAAAGTTCTACGCGCCGAAGCTTTACTAGGGCCACTTCCCCATAGAAGGTGCGCGACTACTCCAGCCGAAGGATAGCTTGGAGAACTTGGATTAGCGTTAGGAGAATCTAGATCGCCTAAGTGTCTAGCAATCCAAGCGCGAATTCTTACCCACTTATCCGCCGTGACGTTGCCTTCTGCCATAGCGCGAGCTTCTCGAATAGTCTTATCTACTAATCCGTCCCCGCCTTTTCCTTCGCGGTAATACTCCAGACCACGGCGGGCAGCAGCTCTCATATACGCAGGAGCGGTTAGGTTTACCGCGCGTTCTTCGTCTTCCGGCACCGAAGGAATTTCGTTCGGGTGGATAGCGGTAATTCCTAGACCTCTATAAGCCCTAAGAATGTCGTTATTATCGTCGATAGCGATCATTAGGTTATAGCTATCCATTAGTTCGCTAGCGGTTCTACGCTTAAACTCCGTGCTATTTAGATCCGTGGAAGGCTTCATAAGAAGCTGGTCATAATCGAAGCCCTCTAGTTCTACTTCGGTTTCCGCTCTTTCGGATTCTAAACGGGCGGTAATAATAATCATCTCGGTATCGTCGAAAGTGTCTAGGTAATCTACTAGCTGCTGGTTTATCTGACCACCGCGAATAATCGTATTATCGACGTCGAGAATAATCGCCGGGGTTCCCTCTTCTCGATCTTCTTCGGAGTAGTCTTCTTCCATTTCGACTTTTTCGGAAATCTTCTCCGGTCTTGGAACGCGCTGAAGTCTAAAGATGTTCATAATCATTAGGCGGTCGGTACTGTGGTATACGTCGTCTTCTAATTCGTAAACTTCTAGACCAGCTAGTTCGCCTTCTATCATTACGACTTCGGCCATAATCTTCGGGTTAGTTAGATCCCAGCTAACGTAATCCCCGACCTTTAGCTGCCCCACCGCTGCGCGTTCTCCGACGAATTCGGTTTCTTCCGCAAGGCTAATAGCAAGGGCTTGGTCAATAGCAGATTCTTTAGTGTCGTGGCAAGCAATTAGTTCGCCGTCTTCTTTGACTACCGCCCAGTTAGGGCAGTCTGCGGATTTATCCGTAATGTAGTAGGGCATTATTTGACCACCAATATTCTTAGATTGACTCCCGTTTGTGCTGTAATCGCATAAAGTTCGTCCCCGGGTAAAAGTTGAATTTGCCCTGTTTGTGTTGCTACTGCGTGCATTCCATTATCTACCGTGACTTCGGAATTTCCAATAAAGATTTCTTTACTACTAGCGTGTTCGTGATTGTGAACGCAGACGTGCTGGACTCCAACGCTGGCAGGAACGACTAAAGTTCTAACGTTTTGAACTAAGTCGTAGCCGTAAGTAAAAACTGCCATTACTCGACCTCGTAAACGCCTTGTGGATTTTCTGCGTCTACTTGTGCTACCGGCTGGAGCTGGGTACTGGCTAGTCCGGTGTGCGGGATAGGTGGAAGTCCTAGAGCTTCTAGAACGGCCTTCGGATCGTATCCGGAAAGAACTAGCTTCTGCGCCATTCCTACCTTCTTATCTTCGGTAGCAATTCTCGAATCGTCGATAGAAACGTTAGCTAGTGGAACGCGAACTTGGTCTGCTACGGTATCGGCCATAGGAGTTAGGTCTTCGAACCTGCGGATGTCGTTTACGGTGTAATAACCCGCCTGAAGTCCGATTGAGTAGGAAGTAGCGCGGGCCTGAGAATCTCCCCTAAGTAGTCCGTCTAGATTGAATCTTAGGAATGCGTTTTCTCCGCCCGGTACTTCGTTTAGAAGTGGGCTAAAGGCGGTTTCTAGTTTCTGGACTATCGGCCTAAGAGTGTGCTGTACGAAGAAAATAGAGTCTTGTTCTACCGAAGCATACGCGGTCGATCCTTGGACTCCTAGCATATGGTTAGGAATATTGAACGCACGGGCTACGTCTTCTACTGCTAGACGTCTAGACGTTTCTAGCTGGGAGTTTTCTGGATCTACTCCAGTTGCTTTCCAGACTGCTCCACCGGAAAGAACTCCGGTCTTATGTGCGCGCTTTAGTCCACGGTGCGCAGAATCAAATCCGCGACGTAGGTTTTCCGCTTGCTCTCCGTTTAGGTTGCCGGGGAACTCGATAATACCTTGCGGAGTTGCGGAGTTAGAAAAGAATCTAGCAGCGTAGGACTCTAGAGCGATAGAAAGACCGAAGTTATCCTTTAGGGCTTCTACTCTAGCCATTCCGCGAATATCGCCCGGACGAACTAAATCCGCAATAAAAATAACTTCTTCCGAGCTAAGAAGTCTAGGCTCTCCTTGGACTTCAAACATTACGCGACCAATACCGTTGCGCTTTATCTGTACCTTGTGTGGGTTTAGTGGAACTAGGTTTACAACCTGACCACCGGAACGGAAGACGCGAATAAAAGCGTTGCCGTCTATAAGAAGCGAAACGATTACCGACTGCCAGAATGCCGAAGGCTGCTGGTCTAGATCTGGTTTAGTGACCCATTGTGGGCGCGGACGGAACGGGCCTCTAGCTCCGTCACGTCGAATGTAAGCGTCTAGCGGAAGAGTAGAAATTGTGTCGGAGATAAGCGATACCGCTGACCAGACCGCCGTAATCTTGAACGCGGTTTCCGAATTGACTATTGTCCCGGACTGGTTTAGATCTACTAGGTCGTCCCCAGCTCCCCATAGTGTTTGAAAGTTTATTGCTCTCTTTTCGAAGAGATTATTTAGCATTACTTACGCTCCAAAGCTATACCGAAGAAGACCGTTGCCAAGCCCGCAACGATAAGGGAAACAGGAACCGACAGAAAAGCTATACCCAAAACTGTAAGGGCTGCTCCGAGAATTTGAATTGCTGTTGCCATTTTCACCCTTAGAAAAAGAAGTCGGGAACCATTTCTTCCATTCTACTACTGACCGCCCGGTCAAAAGCAATAACCGCTGCTACCGCTGCGTCAATCTTTCTAGGGCTGTGTCGGTTTTCCTTTACGATACGAATCCCTAAGTTATCTATCTTGGTGACGGCGTTATCTAGGTGGCGGGTTAGAACTGGACTTCCGTCGTGTTCGAGCGTTCCACCCGTGACTGAATCGTAGAACTTAGCGCAGGCTTGGGTCATTCTCTTAGGAGAAGTAGACGGCCATTCAACGATAGGAATACCTTTATCCGCTAAGACTTCCATAGATCTTTGCCACCTAAAGGGGTCGCAGGCTACCTCTCGGGTCTTAGGGAAGTCGCGTACGAAGTTCATAATGGTTTCCTCGACCTCCTGAATATCTACCCTCCATAGGTCGTCGTGAATAGTTAGATCCTTTTCCCATTCTTTTACTAGCCACAGGAAGGGCTTTTCCTCTTCGCTCTTCGGTATCGTACAGGCGACTAGAACGGTACAGTCCCCGGAGAAGGATCCGTCGAAACCTAGAATAATTTCGTCGTCAGGGCTAGGTTCCCGTTCGGTCTTTAGTTCGTCCCAAGTTCCAGCGGGTAGCCAAGCGGTCTGCGAGCTTACCCATTGGTTTAGTCGCTTAGTTCGGAACTCCGCTTCCGGGGTACGCTTTACCGCGCTCTCAAAGTCGGCTTTATCTACTAGATCGTCGAAGCCGGGGTTAGCTAGTTCCCAGATTTTAGGGTCGCGGTGATCCGCTTCGTCCGGAGCTGCCCACCACGCCATAAAGAAAGACGGGTCGATAACTTCCCCGCGCGAAACCTTTTGTCCATACTGGAAAAGCGAATAGGCGATAGAGTCCCCGCCTGTCATATCCTTTTTTACTCCAGCGGTGGTCACGGCGATAAGTTGCGCCATACTTCCACGGTTTCCCATAGCTAAGGACATAACGTCAAAAAGCGAGCGGTCTTTATGCGCGTGAAGTTCGTCAGCGATTACACGGTGTGGGTTGTAGCCTTCTTTCGAATAGGCTTCGGCGGATAGGACTCGATAGACGGAATTCGTTTCTGGAACGAATAGCGCGTCCCGGTAGACCTTTACCATTTCGCTTAGTTCCGTGGACTCGACGATTCTCTTTGCTTCGGAGAATACAATTCGGGCCTGTTCCTTTTCTGCCGCGATCGAATAAACTTCTCCACCTTCTACGCCTTCGGCTAGTAGGGAATACAGGGCAAAGCTAACGGAAGATAGAGCGGACTTACCGTTCTTTCGTGGCATACCGATTAGAGCTGTTCTTGCTACTAGCCCGCCGTCTTCGTCCCGGGCGTATACGTGGCGGATAAGGTCTTTTTGCCACGGTCGAAGCTCTAAGGCTTGCCCTACTCTTCCGGCGATTCCGTCCTTACCGATAGATCCGAACGTTTCGGAAAACTCGATAACTATTTCCCCGTCGCCTTGTTCGATAGCCTTTTCTGGAACCGGGGTTAGCCATAGCGGGGGCCAACTATTCACGGTTAGCCTTCTTCGCCACTAGCTCTTCTAGCTTGGACATTTTCTTTACTTCGGCCACGCCTAAGCGGGAGCGGTCGGACGGGGTAAATCCTAGAAGCCCTAAGTTAGAAACTATCTGGCGGTCGATCTCTCTAAGTCCCCGGCGGTCTTTCGGGTTGTTATCGGTCATAACGCGGACGCGCAAGTTCCAGCGTTCGTCTATCATCTCGCAAGTCATTAGAAGAAGCTCTAGATCGGTATTAGGGCTAATCCAATTTATGCCCGATTCCCACACGCGATCCCATAATTCCTGCCCGTATTTTAGGAGTGGACGCGCGGGTTCTGGTACTTGGCTTGCCTGCGGGATTAGCATTATTGCCGATTGCTCGGGCAGGGGACGTTTGCCGGGATTGCCAATTAGTCGCTTCTGCTCTATCGGCTTAGTCGGTCTTCCTGCTGGCATTTGCTTCCCTTAAAAATTTTTTTAGTTTTCCACTCCCCTACGGGGACTGATTGCTAATTGCTGCTAAGTCTAAGTTTCTTCTCTACCGGAACCTTCGTAAGTTTGACCTTACTAAAGTCCCGTGGTGTATAGCTGTCGTCCTTTACCAGCCCTAGAGTATCGAAGACGTTGTAGTTTACGTAATGGTGCCAACGTCCGTACTTCCAGACTAGCTCCGTAATGTCCGGATGCATATCTACTAACATCCGGGACTTAGGTAAAGTTCCCTCTTCGGCGTAGAAGGCTTCCGTGTTGCCACCCGTTAGGGTCTGGGTAGTTAGCTTGTACTGAAGGAAAGAGTTGAACTGTACCGTAGACCAGCCCGCTTTTAACATTCGGATACTTAGATCAGTATCTTCGTTATAGCGTCCTCTCCACCTAAAGGGGACTTCGTTCCGGATTAGATTACAAGAGTAGATACGGGTATTCATAAAGAACGGGGGTCTTTTCTCCCGGGACGGAATAAACATCCAGTAGTGCGGGCCTGCCATTCCTAGATTCTTATACCGCTGCGCGAAGTCCTCCATAGCTAGGAAGATAAAGCCGTCCCCGACTTGGATCCGCTGGTTATTGTGGAACCGCGCGAATAGCTTGATGTTGTCGTCCATAACCCAATGCCACTTATAGCCTTCGTCTATGGAATGCTCCCAAGCAAAGTTTCGAGCTGCTCCCGGCCCTTTAGATTTTGTATAACCTAAATCGTCAAAGGTGTCGTAATCGTCTTGGAATTTTTTATCTAATACCAGCAACTTAGACTTATCGAAATGCTCGGCGTAATCCTTGTACTGTTGCTCTTCGACTACTAACCGATACGGAACCTTGATTAGATCTAAGAATCTCGGAGTCGTCGCGTTTTGCGCTCTAGACTTCGACGGGATGTAAATCGGGAATTCTGGGTTTATCATTCTTCGACTACGTATTGCTCGTTTATGTTTGAACCTACTAGCCCGTCCGACTCGGGATACCAGAAAGTTCTAGCCTTCTTTTTATTCAGTACCCTAAAGAATTCGTCCGCGTCTGCTTCGGTCTGGAAGTGGACGATACAGTGGTACTCCCCGTTTTTCTTTTCATTACCGAACTCGGGCATACCGACCCACTCCTTTAGAGCGTCCGTAGATCCGGATACTTGCGCGTTGCTAATACGGCTAAAGTCTTCTACCGCGGTTTCGGTAAAACCTAAAGCCTTTAGATCGAAGTCCGCTTCCTTTAGTTCTACTAACTGTTCGGTAAGAATTACCCGGTCGAACTTGGATAGCTCCGCGGTTCGGTTATCGGCGATAGCGAACGCTCTTACCATTTCGGAAGTCCAGTCCTTCGGGACTCGGACGACTTCGATTTCTAACCAGCCTAATTTCTTGGCAGCTTCTAGGGTTCCGTTCCCCGCGACCACTTGACCAGCTTCGGTGATTACGATCGGCTTACGTTGCCCGAACTTCTTTAGGCTTTCGGCTAGGATTCGCAGGTTTTCGTCGTCGTGTTTACGCGCGTTTTTAGGATCGGGCGTTAGTTCTTTTATCGGTAGGGTTTCGAGCTTCATAGCGTCCTTTCGGTTGGTTCTATGCTACCCCACAAAAAGCAAATAATTAC